GACAATGCCATGGCGGCAATCAACACGATCATTGCGAATGCATCGGCCGCGTCTAACGCAAATACATCGTATATTCAGAACTTCATTGCCTCGTATCAAAATACAACCGGAGACATTGGAGAGCTGCAGGCACAGTCGCAGGCTATTCGGACGCAGGGTCCGGCTCTTCAGAATACCCTTGCGCAAACACAACAGCTTCATTCCCGGGCCGTTGCTGCTGCGGACGAGACGTCTCTCTATGTCAAGGCGGGCATTGTGTTTGGATTGCTCATTGCAGCGGGCATTGTGGGGACCTTGTAACCACCGCTTCGCAACAAGAGGATAAAAAACATGAGGGCGGCAATCCCCAAGGCGACGGCATACCAGAAAAAGCTTGACCTGAACACTGCATCATCGTGCGTCTGAAGCATATGGAGGGTCGTGTACTGATCTCTCTGTTCCTTCATGATAGACGCGTCGTTCTGAATGCCTACTAGTTGTTGAAGCAGGGCATCTCGATAGACAGTAATGTCTCTCGCACTGTCCTTTGTTGAGGCCAGTATCTCTGCCATGCGAGTCAAAAGTCCTGCAAGCTCTCCGTTCAACCGTTGAATCTCAGGAAGCTTTGTTGGGTCATTCGCAGCGACCAACGCATCGTACGTGGCACGCTTGGCTTCATATGACGTTTGTAGATCCTCCATTATTACTGAGCGACATTTACATCCTCAACGCAGTAACGGTAGTAGAAACTGCGGCCGGCTGTGTCGGAATGGCGAGTTACCTCAATGACATCACCAGGAATGGCCCCGATCCACTTGACCATCGTATCCTGCGAGTCAATCCACGGCAGCTGGTTCTCCGGATTTGAGATCTTGAAGGTGTCCAAGACCACCGTGCGCTCGGCATCGACAAGAACACGATGAGGCATTGCCATGCGATGGGTCGTAATGTCAAACTGCAGCTGCCAAATATGAAACAGCGCAAGACGGTCCTTTGAATGAGACTTTGCCACCCGAAGCACATTCTCAGACGGCGGACTCATGGCCACGAGGACAATCCCGTTTGTATGCGCATTGTCCTTGGCAAAGTTGATCACGTTGGTAATGTCTGTGGAGAGGATTTTCTCCTTTTGGCTGAAACAAACGAGCACGTCCCCAATCGTATAGAGCGTCACCTTCTCCATCTTCTTGCTATCGCTTGTGAGTCGCTCGGTGTTGGTCTCAAGCTTGCGGCGCCCGAGCATGATGCGAAGAGTGTCAAGTGCCTTGTCCTCCATTGTGATATCTGCTCTCTTACAAACTAGGACATTCGTTTTTTTCGGGACTTTGAACAATGAAGCAGTGGGTTTGGTTCTTTATCGCAGTTGCCGTTTTAGCATACGTTCTCAATCTGTTTGGTGTGGATCGGTTCTACGGCGGAGGTCCCGAGTCTAGATTTAACGATCGCAGCCAACAGAAACGCGCAATGGCTCGTGAGGATTCCTCGTATGCCCAACAGACCAACCACTTTGTTCAGGACAACAGCGTAGGTGAAGCACTTGGCGTTGACACTCCTTGGCAGGTAAATCAGTTTAAGAGCCGTATGTGAGAAGAACCAATGACCGCGAAGGCAAAGATCCCAAAAGCCCTTCGTGAGCAGGTATGGTTGGTTAGTGTGGGACCTATGTTCCAAACAAAGTGCAGGGTCTCGTGGTGTACGAATACCATGAACGTGTTTGATTTTCAATGTGGACACAATGTCCCCGAGAGCAAGGGTGGAAAGACAGATGTGAAAAACCTGATTCCCATCTGCTCTCGCTGCAACCTGAGCATGGGCAACCAGTATACGATTGACGAGTGGACTCGCAAGTTTGCTGGTCCTCGCCTCTCATGCTGGACGTGGATTAAATATCTATGCTCAAGGTCTTAGAGGGCAGCGGTTCGGGCTTCGTTCCCTCTCTGCGGTGGCGCTCCACGTCGTCCCAAAATGCCCGGAGATCAGGCAAGTGGTCTGACAGCCAGTTCGGATCCTTCGGAACAAAGTCCTTCTTGATATCGGTCAGGACCCAATAGACATACTGATGCTCGTCGGTATGGGTGCTCTGCCATTGATAGAGCTCAACGGTATCCGGCTTGTAGTCCACCTTGCCGACAGGGTCAACCGCAAACACTCCCTTTGTGTCCGTGCTCTCGTCCCACTGGGTAAAGTTTGCCTGTTTGAACCGAAACTCCACATACTCACACTCATCAATCCCCGTGCACTCCATTTGCATCTGCATTTGGTGCACGTAGTAACTTGGGATTTCGTCCTTGCGTGTGCGGCTCATTGGACACTTGAACTCCACCAGGCGACCGTATCGCATGGGGTCAGCATCCGCGTACCGAGGCACGATTAGCCCGTCGGGGGATGCTCCGAGAAACTTGTGAACTGGATGTTGACAGCAGCCTACGTCAATAATATCGCAGCCGGTTGTGTCTTCGTAGATCTTCTTTGCCACAGGCTCAAAGCGAGTTCCCCAAACCAATGCGGGGATTGCATTGAATGGATTTGAGTCGCTCTTGGCCGGTGGTTCCAGCTTCTTCTCTAGAAGCTCAAGACGAGACGCGGCTGTCTGCCACACCTTTGACACCTCAGATGCCGTGATCATAGTGCCCCTCTGTGCATGCCAGGCATCGGTGCGCTGATCTTGCTTTCCATACAGACGCACGGTTCGCTCAAATGCTCGGTCACGCATCCACATCCTTCCCGCTGGTCCCGTCAGAATTCTTTGTGTCACTTGCATCACTTCCCTCCTTAGAGTCCGATACGAAAGCCCCGGAGACAGGGATTTGCACAGAGTGACAAAATGGCGTAGACGGGCGTTGAGGTGGGTATACGGCCGGTTCTCCAGTAGGTAGGACGTTAATGCCTCCTCCATTAGGGTTCTCTATCTTGCTCCCCGAAAGTTCATTTTGACGTTCTCGGAGACGTGTCTCAAAGTCGCCGGCGCCCATGACGCCCAACTCAGATGTGCGGCTAAACATCTCCTCGTACATCTTCTTGAACTCAATGTCTATCTCATCCAGCTTGCCAAGAGGAACGCCCTTGTCTTCCATCATCGGCAGCACATCATTCTCCTCAAACACGGGGTCGGGCAGCGGAGGCTGAGCAGCAATCATCTCTTGCGCCGATGCATACTCCGTGTACTCCTGTGTGTTCCCAGGAAGGATGAACTTACCTTCAAGTGCAAAACCAACAGACGCAGGGGCGCTGATATTCTCATCACGAGGCTCACGGGGCTCAAGAAACTTGGCAACCTCCTCCTCAGACCCGATGATGGTTGTGGGCGCATTCACCGCAGCCATTTGTCTTTATCTTACCAACCCACTTTAAGCGACAATACCGCAGTAAGATTACAAATGGAGACTATTCAGAACCGCGATCACTGGGTCCTTCATCGCCTAGAGAAGTTCTACTCCGACGAAGAGAAGTTCAAGAAGGTTCAAACAATCCTGTCCGGTGAGTCTAAGGTCAGCCTTCGTCTGCTGGATTGGCTTGTCACCAATTATGCGAAGAAGCACAATGTTGCGTATCTTGTTGGATCCAGGCACGTCATTGTCTACCTTGCTTACAAGTCTCACCTGAAGGCGTACAGCAAAAAGATGTTTGACCCGTTCTGCCGTTGGAAGCGCATTCAGTTCATGGGGCTGGACACCACCGTTGGACAGCTCAACTTCTTTGAGTGGGCAATCCAGGATGAGGTTCTCAAGTACTTGGAGGACAATTACGATGCGATCCACGCAGATATGGATCAGTGCTCCACCACCATTCAGCCCAAGACGGCGGCAGATGGGACCCGTCGCAAGAGACACGAGCTTAGTCGGTCGGCAACGAAGGCCGTGCGTCACCACGATGTTAAGGTTGTTGTTTCCTTTGAGTAATGCAGTCGGTCTTGGATCCATCTGTTCTCTACACAGACCTCTCGCGCGATGTCGTAGAGCATGATGTAGACGTCGTTTCTGATCTGTGGACTATGGACGACCGCGATGTCTATCGGGGATCCCGCGATACATCCTATTCGCATGCCAATGTCTATTGGCTCTATACAGAAGATCTAGAGCGCACAGGGTTAGTAGAGCATTCCCTGTCCGATCATGCTGATTTTCGTATTCTGTGGTTCAATGAAAACCCATTCGCCATGCTGTTGCAGGAGGAATGGACGACTGAGGACAGTCTATGGTCTATGTTGCCGCGCACAACGGTTGAAACGTTTCTTGCAAACGACTGGACAACACCAGCCCGGATTTTGAATGCGTGTTTATACGGACCCACTCGCATTCTTAGTGTTCGGGACGTGCTGAATCCTCCTGCCATGTATAGCTGTTCGGTCTGTGGGAAGAAATCACTGGATACATTTCAGTGTGGAAACGTGCGCTCTCAGGTAGACTTCCCGTCCAAAACAAAAATAGTATTTATTGATGACGAACTCTATGTTTGTCGGCCTCCGCCTGGCTCACGTGTATGGGACCTTCTCGGGTTTAGATCGCCGAAGGCTGAGCAACACGACGACGGGCCTGCTTTGCCGGTGCCGGAGTCTGAACCACTGGTGCAGCCTGAACAGGCGCAGGCTCATGATCCTCCTCCTCTTCCTGATCCTCCTCATTCGTCGCCGTCGGAATCTCCACTGCCGCCGCCGGCACCTCAGTAGACTCCTCCTCGGCATCGAACATCTGCGCAGCCGTTACACGCTGCTGAGCGGACACCTGAGCATACGAGATGCGCCATGTGACACCGAATCCCTGTCCGGACACATAGATGCTCGGACTGACAATGAACCGGGCCTCCATGCGCTTCGGGAACACCTCCGAGAGGTTCTCCGGCGTGAGCTTGATCGGGCGGTTCGCCATGTCCACCGCATCCATGCTCACCGTAAGCACACCCTTGTCATTCGCATAGACCGGCACCTTCATGCGGAAGCTAGGCGGATACTTACCATTCGGCACCCACTCAGATCCCTGCTTCTCTACACTCGGACTGACCAGTGACTTCATGCTGTCACGGAGGACATCCTCCTTGCGAGCACGACCGAACCACAGCGTAGACTTCTCCACGCTCGTCTTGATGATCTTCTCCTCGAGATCCTTGAGAAAGTTGTACATCTGACCAATCTCGCCTGCATCGGCACCCGCACGCTCCTTGGCATACGAATCGCAGCCACGCAGGCTTGCGAGCATCGTATAGTTGGTGCCATTCTCAGTCTCCTTGATGGATACGCCCATAGGGTACTGGAGCTTGGGAACACGCATTTGGAAATTCTGCCCATTGTACTTGATCGGGATACTCTTCGACCCGTTGTTCTTGCTGATGCGGATGTCGCCGAAGGTGACCTTGCTGATGTCGAGGTTGGAAGCGTTGATGGTGGCGTTGACGGACATTTTGTTCTGGGTGTGTGGTTATATCGGTCTGCTAATCTGTAGATCCATTTTGTCCGCACATTTCCACTTTCAAGAACTATTCCTAGAAAGACAATGGTCAGGTGTGCAGCAACGAAGCGAAGAGGCGCAACCATACAATGTTCCGCAAATGCAATGAACGGCCACTCACTATGTGGCACACATGCTCGGGCTAAACATGTAGAGATGTGGAAGGAGACCGACACATCCCTCGTGATTTGTCAGTCACTAGCTCGGCGATGGCTCGTTCTTCGCATTCTGCGTCTTGCGGGTCCTGGAGTTCTGTCCCGGAAACAGGTCACCAACAGCGAGGAACTTGTTTCGTATACCGATGCGTCTCGCCAGCATCCTCTTGAGTACTTTGCGTTTGAGGAGAATGGCAAAGTGTGGTGGTTTGATTTTGCGTCTATTTGGGTTTGGTCGCTCAAGTCGCTTGAACCTGTCAATCCCTATACTCGCTGTCCACTGTCCACTGAAGTTCGCAAGCGCCTTCGAGAAATGTGGATACTGCGAATACATCGCAAATTGAGTGTGCCTGCAGACGCGGTAAATGGAGACGATCGCATACGTCAACGCTGGTCTTTGCTCTGTCAGGTCTTTGCAGACAACGGATTCACAGATGTGTCTCTTGAGCAGTTTATTTCCCTGGGAAAGGCATCCCATATTGCCGTGTGGCGTTTTTTGAAAGATGACTGTCCCATTGCAAGTCCGGGCTGTTCGTATATGTTGTCTTCGCAGCTCCTTGCTGCAAATGTTCCAACGTACGTTGTCAATTCGTTGCGAATGCTGATACGGCTTGTCACTCTGCAAAAGGAACCCTATGTCACCGTGTTCAACGTCATGTCGGCGATTTATCGGTGTTAGTTAGTTGCGTTTAATCCTAACTAATTAATATCCTAGAAGAAAGATAAATGGACGGCGATCATCAGACATTTCACACGTCGGAGGAGAAGCGCGCTTTTTTGACTTATTTTATGAATAACCGGGCGCCAGCAGAGATGCCCAGAGCAGATGCAATTCAAATCAACTTCTTATTCTTGTACGGTGATCGCGACACAGGTACTATACCCATCGTCGAATCCGTCGCTCGAGAGGTGTTTGGAGATAATTGGAAACGTCATGTATATATTCGAATCGACGATGGACAACAGTACCCGTACAAATTACACGGGGATAAGGTTGCTATCTCAGACAAGGTGATTTTTATTTCAAGAGGATATGAACACGCTCGCAAGTGGCTTGAACTGTATCGCAACTCTCAGATCGTTAGGTTTATAGAACGCCATGAAGAATTGCCCCTCAGACAGCGAATTCTTGCCATGATTCACGATATTCAAGCAGGTAGGGCGACAATCAATGATCTCATACATCCTGTAATGCAAATACCAGTCAATGTGATCTAATATCGCCGCTGTTAAAATGGATTTAGATTGGGCTGTTTTTTTGATGGTGTCGTTACCATGAATATCTTCGCTCTCTCCATTGACCCCCGCACCGCTGCTGAGTACCACTGCGACAAGCACGTAGTCAAGATGATCCTTGAAAGTGCGCAGCTGCTATACTGCGCCCACTGGGTCAAGAACCCGGAGAACGTCCCCTTGAATGCATACCGCAAGACCCATCCCAATCATCCGTGCTCCATTTGGGTCCGTGAGACCACCGAGAACTACCGCTGGCTTGTCACTCTCGGGCTTTGCTTGTGCCAGGAGTACACGTTCCGCTATGGAAAGACGCACAAGACCCAGGCTCACCTGGAGTGGCTTGCCGCCAACATCCCGCCTCTGCCCCCGGGCGATCGGACGCCCTTCCGGATGGCCATGCCGGATGAATACAAGCAGGACGACCCCGTTCTTGCCTACCAGGCATACTACCTCGGCGCCAAGGAACGAATGCTAAAGTTTTCCAAGAGACCCCTCCCCCCATTTGTGGAAAAGAAAAGGGTTTAGATGACCGCCGATGGTAAGAGTATACCAGTGCGTTAAAGATGTCTGCCTCTTCTTCTGTTTCTAAGTCAAACAAGATGCCTGCCGCCAAGAAGTCTGATGCCGCCGCCCCCGTTGTCGTCGCCGCGCCTCCTCCGGCTGCCCCCAAGGCCGCCGAGCCGAAGGCCCCCAAGACCAAGGTCGCCAAGGTCGCCACGCCCGCGAAGGCGGAGGCCACGGTGCCCACGGTTGCCGCCCCGGCCGTCGTGCCGGTTGTGGCCGCGCCGACTGTGTCGTCGGAGTCCCAGCTCGTGGCGCTCGCCGAGACGCTCAAGTCGCTCAGCGCCGATCTCTCCACCCGTGTCCGCGACGCCGTGAAGGCGGTGCAGGAGGCGGCCAAGTCCGCCAAGCGCGAGGCCCGTGACTCCAAGAAGAAGAAGAAGGTTGACCCGGCCACGCTGACGCCGGAGCAGCGCGCGGCCTGGGAGAAGCGCCGTGCCAACAATGCTTTTCTCGTTCAGCGCCCGCTGACGGAGGAGCTGTGCCACTTCATGGGCCTCAAGTCGGGCGAGACGCGCTCGCAGACGCAGGTGACGAAGTTCATCAGCGAGTACGTCAAGAAGCACTCGTGCTTTGACCCCTCGTTCAAGCGTCGCATTCTGCCGAACGCCGCGCTCGCCAAGCTGCTCCGCGTGTCGGACAAGGATGAGGTGACCTACCTGAACCTCCAGTCCTTCCTGAAGGTTCACTTCGTCAAGCCGGTGCAGAAGGCGTAAACTCTTGGGTATGTACAATGCCAAACTACACTCCTGGGAGAGAAATCTGGAGCCAGGCGGAGACTGACGAATATGCCAGACTAAGTCAGATCACAGATAATCTTGATAGTCTATGGCGTGACCGTTCGGACGAAGTTAATAGGGTTATGCGGTCTCGTGTAATTCCGCCGTTTGGTACTTTAGAAAGATTAAGGTCAGTTATGGCGGCTGCGGAAAATAGATGGGTCGCAGCTGCCCAGAGACAACTCCGCTTTTTTGATGGGTTAATCCTCAAATATAAGAAGATAGCTGAAGAGAAAGAGGCGCTTGCAAAGGAGGCCACCAAATCTCCAGTACACGAGAAACTGAAGTACGCCCCTCCGCGGTTGGATATGCCGGGTGGACCTGGATATGAGGAAGTAAAGGCTTCATTTGGCAACGGTCGTACTCGTAGGCGCCGTAAGGGACGCCGGACTCGCAAACACTAGCTCTTTTAGCTCAGAGGTAGAGCACCCGCTTTGTACGTCGGAGAGATCCTCCTCGGAGCAGCGGTAGGTCGGTGGTTCAATTCCACCATGGAGCAGCCCGTCTTTTTAGCTCAGGGGTAGAGCAGTTGTTTTACTCACAACGAGTCGATGGTTCGATTCCATCAAAGGACACACTCGCAAGCTCGTTCTTGCACCCCGCGTTCATCGTCTAGTGGTCAGGATCAAAGATTTCCAATCTTTAAACTGGGGTTCAATTCCCCATGAACGCAACTATTGCTACGGATTCCCGTGTCAATACTTTCTGTTCGTGATACAATGGAGTCGGGCAAGAAGCCCCGCAAGAACACGATGGAGCAGCTTTTGGCTGAAAACGCCGAGAAGGGTATTGTGGTTCCCGGCATGGAGAAGGGTGTCTGTCAGGACGTATGGAATACCGGAGTACGGCATTATGTAGACGGATGGTGGAGAACGCCGGATGGATGGAAGTTCGTCACTCGGTTTTTTCCTGTCTTTGTGAAGAAGAACCCGGACACCAGGCAGTCCTTTAACTGCGACGTGAGGAATGAGGGGGGTCAGTACGTTCTTGCCACGCTGCCAGGGCGGGAGAAGTTGGCTGCCTATCTGAAGTCCATTCCGATTTGGAAGGATCTGAAGTCTCTTCCCGATGGATTGTATACGTGGATCTTTTATCATCGTGCGGCAAGTCCTGTTCAGTTTGCGGCCACAACGACGTGGTCGGCCCTGGAAATGGGAACGACGCATCTTGCAATTGCAGCACGTGTGGGGGCTTCTGCAGTGCACGGAGCTGGTGAACTGCGGAAGTCAGGTAATACCTATACGTATAATCTGCTGTCCGGTACGTTTACGGGTGAATGGAAAAAGAAGATGAAAGGGACGTGCACGCCCGATGCCTTAGAGACGTATATTGATAGTGAGTTCAAGCTACGATTTGCGGATGCTGACATAACCAGGACGGACAGAACCCTGATTGATCCCAATCTTCCTGTAACAGAAGACGAGATTGCTACGTACACCAAGGCGGGGTGGACCTTTCAGTTCTTCGCAACACAAAAGGACTGCCTAGATGTAATGAACAAGAAGGGTGGTCGTCGGACAACCCGGCGTGGTGGTGCGTTGAGTGAGGCGCAAAAGATGTTGCGACGCAAACAGATTGAAGCGATTCAAGCGGCTCGGGAGGCGGAGATTCGCGATCTTGTTCGGTCGGTCACGCGGTCAGGACGTGAGAACCGTCCACACTGGCGGGGTCCATCGGAACAGAAGCAGGAGCATCTGTCTGAACTGCTTTACAAAGACGACCAGCTACGTGCGAAGGGCAAGGGGCGGAGATCTACACGTCGGAAGTGATCAGTTCATGAGGCATTTCTAAGTAAAGCACGGTGCTAAAGAACGGTGACAGTCGGCCATCCAAGACCAGTGCGCGCTGCTTGGGATTCTCTTTGAGGGTCTTGGCCATACGTACAAG